TTTGGTGTGATGCAGGACCAAAGGAAGTGGGAAGAAGCGAAAAAAGCCGGGAAGTGTCGAAAAGACGTGGGTTTCAGGCCAGCTTGAGGCTGCGTATTCCTCACGCAGCGATTGACACATGGTTTGACGCAGAAATGCAGAATAAAAACCGATTAATCGGGTGATAAATGGTCTTCAAGGATGCCGGTAATTCCCCTGATGTCGTCATCGGACAGACCAAGGAAAGGGCGCGCAGGAATAACGCCGCCAAAGCCAGCGGTCCCGCCAAATTGCTGGATTGCCGACTGCACTTCTGGCGAGCCGATGATGAGCGAGGTCTCGGTGGCCTCGCCATTGATGTTCTCAGCCATCTGACCAGACTGCTTCAAGATACCTGTGGGAAACCGGGAAGCCTTCTTCTTCCGGCTCTTCAGCGTCATGGCAGACAAGGCCGACCACGGCTGGCCATCCGGCCCGCGCTCATCCTTGAACCTGCGCTCCGTGGACTCGATGAGCAGCTCGCGTATCTCTAGGAAAGCCGGACGCAGCCGCATGGTCTTCTGCACCAGCTTGTCGAGCGCGCGTTGCGCACTTCCGAGGTCAAGTCGGGTGGAGAAAGCGCTCAAATCGGCCTCCGTTTTTCCACGCGTTTGGAAATCGCCTTTATTTCCGGCGCTTTTGGTGGTTTCGGCAGGTTTTCGACTGACGATGTGAGCGCCGAGCCGATTGCATCAGGCAAAAGCGCCACTTTGCTGGACACCGCAGTCCGCACTTCCACGGCACGCAGGGCCCCAGGCGCGTAGTCCCAGCCAGGATCGATGCCCTTGGGCACCTCCACCACGCGCGGATTACCGGTGCGCTCGCCTACCACCTTGGTGACCAGCTCCTGGTCTGGCCCCTTCTCGCTCACCTTGTAGCCCTCACGCTCCGCGCGCTTCTTGCTGGTAGCGAACACCGTGCAGCGGCATCCCCAGCCGTTCGGCGGGTAGTGGGTCTTCCAGAACGGGTCGTCGTGACGCAGCACCAGCCCATTCCAGGCGAGGTGCTCCGGCCGCGGGTCCGCCACCAGATCGGAGTGCTTATAGCGCCAGTAGGGCGCGGCCTCGAGCAGATCGGGATCGGTGAGCTGCGCATATCGGCCGGCCTGGTAGCTGGCGCGCATGTTGGTCTCGTAGATCACCCGCGTGCGCCAGTTGCGGCCGCCGTTGTAGCTCCAGCCTCGCTGCTCCACGATCTTGTCGAAGTCCTTGCGAAAGGCGTCGAGCGAACGGGTTTCGGTGATTGCCTTGTTGACCGCCTGGCGCAGATCAGCGAGCAGATCGGCCTTATAGGCACCAGCCACCATGAAGGCCACGTCGTGCTGGTCGCGCCAGACGTCTGTCCAGCCAGCAGTGGGCACGTTGATCTTGCCGAGCAGGAACGCGATCTGTTCCAGGAACGGCTTGCCGAAGCCCAGGCTGGCTGTGCTCACTGCTCGCTCACCACCTCAAGCCTGCCGATCAGGTGCGCCACGGCCAGGGCCTCGCGCATCATCGTGGCCAGCTGCTCGCTGGGCAGCTGGTCGAACATAGCCTCCATGCCGTCGCGGATGTCTTCGAGAGAGCCTGCGTTGAGTACCAGCCTGCGAATCGGCTCCATCAGCGTGTCCAGCGCCGCCGCGCTGCGGCTCTCCAGCGCCTCGGTAAGCTCGTCCACCGCGTCCTTGCTGCTGCCGGCCGCATTCAAGGCCCGGCGCGTGCCGTTGGTGGCCACGGGGGGCACGGTTGGTGGCTCGGCCGGAGTGGTGCGCGGCGCTGCGAGCACCTCTTCTTCCTTGTCAGCGTCGGGCAGGCCCAGCTTGTCCGCCATCGTGCTGACGCCCACCTTCAACCCGAGCGGCACCAGCTTGGTCACCGCGTCCACCAGGGCCTTGGTGTCTTCCGGTTCCAGCACGGGCAGCGTGATGCGCGGGTAGGCGTCCTGAGGGCCGAAATTGAGGTCGATAAACGCGCGCACCAAGTCACGGTTCAAGGTGCCAGCCAGCTGGCGGCTATCCGCGCGCAGCAAGTCGTCGCGTACCTCGCTGTGCGCCGTGCTCTGGCCGCTACCCAGGCCGCCCGCGGTCGAGTCGCTGCTGCTGGTCTGGCCCAGCACACACTTACTGACCTGTTTGTCCAGGAACTCGCAGAGCTTCAGGAACAGATCGCCGCCGCCGTTGGCAGCACCCGCCTCCTGGAACTCGATCTTCATCGACTCCGGCAGCACTGCGGCCGCATCGGTGCCCATCGTGGCCACCGCGCTCTTCAGCACCGCGATGTCCTGTTTGCTCGCGCTCGGGCCGTATTTGCCCAGACGCAACGGCATACCGAACACCTCGGCAAAGGCCAGCCAGTCCTTCATCGCGTAGCTCTTGCACAGCCAGGCAAAAGCAGCCACGCGGGCAAGCCCTCCACGAATCGGCAGGCCGCTCTTCAGGCGCGGCACATGCACGATGAACTTGAACGGCTGCAGCGGCTCGCCCTCGACGGGCGCCGTATCGGTAAGCAACCGCAAGGTACGCTGCGTCGCTCGGTCGAACACGAACCAGCGCGGGTCGCGCCATTCGTAGCACTTGGGCCACCACTGAGCACCGAACTGCCAGACGATCTCGCACACCGAATAGCCTTTGCCGAGCCCATCCAGCAGATCGTCGATCAGCTCTGAGAACTCCGGCCGCCGCACCAGCTCACGCACCGCATCGGCGTGCGCCTGGTGATCGGTGTCGTCGCTCGCAGCCTCTACCTGAGGCTCCAGGCCGCTGATCGCCAGCTTCCGGGTGCGCAGCACGCTGCTGTAGTGCAGGTCGCGCTCCTCGATGTCCTCGGCCAGCGCCAGGTAATCGTAGGGGTTGCCGTCAGAGGCCTGCTGTAGCACCGCGGCGAGCCGGGCCGGCGTCATGCCATTCGCCACCGCCTCGGTCCACACCTGGCGCACGCCGGTGAGCGAGGGGCGAGCGAGTTCCTCAGTGAGTGCGGCCTTCTCGATGGGGTTGCCGTACTCGTCGACCAGCTTCTTGTCGGCCATCACAGTGCTCCGTAGTGGTTACGCCAGCCCGCGCCGCGCGCGCTGGGTGCGTCGTCGTCATCTGCCGGGGCGCGCATGGGGTTTGAAGGCCTGCGTGGCTGGGCACGCACCGCCTCGTAGGTGTAGGGCTGGTAGACCTCGGTGCGGCTGGCCACGTAGCTGAGCAAGATCGCGATACCGGCGTCGCCGTGGCGCTTCTGGCCGTTCTTGTCGGTGCTGCGCAGGTCCGGCACGCGCGGTACGCCGCGCACCAGGCGGAACGCAGCCAGGTCGTCGAGCACCGGCGAGTCCTTGGGGATGACGATGGTGCCGTCCTCGAAGGCGGCCTTCAGCGGCGCGGTGTTGTCGCGATACCAGGGCTCGCTGAACAGCACTTCGGTGATGCGCGCCTCGCCGTAGCGCTGCTTCGCCACCTCGGCTAGGTAGGCGCCGTTGCCGCCGGCGTCCATCTGCCCGTGGCTGAAGCGCGGCAGTCGATCCACGATGTAGAAAAAGATGATTTCCTGCGCCTTGAAAGGCGCTTTACTGAGCTCGACCAGGAAGGGATACACCCGTGTCAGCGAGGTATTCACCTGGCTGGGCGCGATCACGGTGAGGTCCACCTTGCGCGCGAAGTCCTCGCCCACGTAGCTGGGCCACTCGGGGTTGAGCTTCTCCAGCAGCGGCTTCAGCTCTCGCTCGCAGAAGTCCATGACTTCGGCACGCAGCAGGTGATCGGGCCACATCTCCATACCGTCCGGGGCCTTCCAACGAATGACCGGCGCTTCCACCATGCGGGCTTCGATAAGGGTGCGCGGAATCCAGGCACCGCCGCCCTTGCTGGGCACGCAGAACAGCTCCTCGTCGGCGCCATCACCGTAGCGGTTGACCAGCTCCTGCTGCCACTGCGCTTCGCCCTCGGCCGTCCACTGCTTGCTGGTGACCAGGCAGATGCGCTGATACAGACCCTGAGAAATCGCATCATTTAGCGTCACCCGGTGCAGGCTGTAGGGCTTCTTGCCGGCGCGCACCTCGCCGATCAGCTGGTTGAAGGGGTTCTCTTCACCGTCGTGCGTGCTGATGATGTGCACCTGGCCGCCCCAGATCAGCATGGCCAGTGCAGCCTTGAGTAGCTCAGCGAGGTCCGGGTGGAAGGCTGCCTCGTCGATGATGATGCGGCCCTGCTTGCCGCGCAGGTTACGAGGGCTGCTGCTCAGCGCCGTGATGCGATAGCCACTGGCGAAGCGAATGGTGAAGGCGAGGATGGACTTCTTCTCATCGCCTTCTTCGAAGATTTCCTCGTGCTGCTCGATCTCGCCGACGGCCGCGTTGAACTGCTTTGCCCAGTCACCGCAGTCGCGGATGAACTCCAGAGCCATATCCTTCGTGTAGCCGATGTACCAGCAGTCCATACCGGTGGCCTGGCTAGCCAGCAGCACGCAATCCGCAGCCTCGGCCCAGGAGAGACCGACACGGCGGCTCTTCTCAATGATCTTGACCGGGTTCGTGTCGCCCACCCATTTTTGCTGATAGCTCAACAGCACGTAGGGCGCAGACGGAGGAGGGTTGTTAATCTCGATCACAGGGTTGGCCCCACGAGCCAATATCGGCCGAGGAATGAGCTATGTGCGAGATTGACTGGTCTGCCGTTGCAGACTGGGTACAGGGGGTCGGGTCTGTGCTCGCGATATTGATCGCCGTGTGCATCTACAAAGCACAGCGCGCGGACGCGCTTGCGGCAGAGGAGAAATCTCGAAAAGAGCGAGAGATATCTGCGATCTCGCTGCTGGTCCCGACGTTGCACGCGCTCAAACTTGAGTTGGCAGTTTTCAAGGATTTCTGTGCCAGACAAGTCACCACAGCTAATTTTCGATGGATGCTCGGACAGTGCAGCATCCCCCGCGAACTCGCGAAAATCGACGCTGACAATTCGATTTGGTGCCACTTGAATCCGAACGACATCGTCACTTTGGGGAGGCTTCGACTCTTGGCCGCTATAGCGTTTGAGCGCGCTCAACGTGAATGCACGGCTGCTGAGGAGAAAGCGAAGCCGAAGCTGTATTCGGAAGAGTTGTTTCAGTATGCGGTCATCGCCTACGAGCCGATCATGAAGCTTTCGGAAAGCCTTCAGAGTGCTCTGGTGGGAAGCGGCCACGAATCGGCAGCTCAGCTGGCGAAACAGCTTTCGGACAGCTTCAAGTAAGAGAGCCCTACTGATCATCCGGTGACTCCCAGAATCGCCCGCTTGATGGTCTCGGCTGTCTCCTTGCTCAGCCCGCTGCCCTTGGTTGCGGCAACCACATCGACCGCCTTCGCAGCCTCTGCCTTGGCATCGGCTCGCACCTTGGTCGCGAACTTTTTCTGGCCGATGCTGGCGCGTGTGATCTCGCCGATTCCCTTGCCGGCCTTGGCGAGCAGCGCCACGCGGTCTTTCGGGTCGTCTTCTTCGTTCGCGTCTTGCAGGTTCACCAGTGCGTCGAACAGCTCGTTCTGCACAAGCGAGATGAGCGCCTCGCTGCGGGCATCCTCTGCGTCCTCGCTGTTGGCAACGATCAGCTTCGCGGCCTCAGTGCTGGCTTTAATGGCTGCCAGCCGCTTTTCGATCTTCTCGCCGTGACGGTGTAGCGCCGATTTGCCTATGGAGAAGCCTTTGGCCTTCAGCGCCATGCTTAGGGCTTCATAGCCGCTGAAGTTGCCGTCGACCAGGGCAGTGTCCAGCCAGGCGCGCACCGGCTTCGGCAGGGCCTCTACAGCGGGGCGCTTCGGCATGTCAGCCCCCTGGCTGCGGGCGCTTCACGCCCGGCACCACGGCGCGACCCTGGCTGACGTCATGGCCACGCTCGAGCAGCGTGGCAACGACCAGTGGCGGCTCGCAAACAAGCTGCACCAAGCCCTGCTCGGCGAGCCAGGCCAGCTCGGTCTTGACGGTATCCAGGGACACCGCATGGCCGCTGGCCTGTGCCGCCTGAGAAAGCACGTATGCGTTGGCGGTGTAGGCCGGCACCTCGGCCAGCGTGCGCAGCAGCACCAGGCGGCGGTCTTCCTGCAGGAGGCGCGCGTAGCTCATTTGTCCTTCCGGTTGATCAGGTACTCATTGATCAGGTCGAGCGACCTCGCGAGGCCTCGAAGCTGCCCGCTGACTTCTGCGACGCCGGAGCGCACCGTTCCCAGCTCGGTATGCAGTAGCTGAAGCTCCTGGCGCGTGGGCATCTTCGCCAACTCCTGCCGAAGGTCCGCAATGCTGCGGTCGTGAGAGGTCACTCCACCCTCAACTTTCTCGACTCGCTCGACGAGTGCCTTGGCGGCTTCCTCTGAGGCGGCAAAGAGGGTCTCGTTCTTGGTGATGTCGGCATCCTGCTTTTTGATGTTGCTCTCGGCCTTGCTGAGACGGTCGCCCACCTGGCGGGTCACCTCCTCCCCAACGCCCTCACGGCGCGAGCGCACCGCGATGAAGCTGGCCACCGCAGCCACGACGGTGAAGATCGAGACGAGAACTGCCCAGGCCAGCTTGAGATCGATGTTCATGTGTGATCCTTCTTGAAATGCTTCATGCGGTCTTCGTGCCTGCGCGCGTCGTCGATGCAGCGGGTGGCGTGGGGGTGAGCAGCCAGGCGCTTCGAAGGGATGCGCTCGCCGCAGTCAACGCACACACGTCCCTTGGTGTTCGGGCGTGGGTCGGCGTGCCGATTGCGGTGTCGGAGGATGGCGGCGTCGCGCTCTCGCTCTTCAAGCGCCTGGGCGCGGTCGAACACGTCAGTCACTGGCGGGCTCCAGAGCTCGTATCCACGCCGCCAGCGCCCGCTGCCGGTCCCCGCACGTTCGGTAGAGGCTGGTCGTCAGCAGGTGACTCGCCAGCAGGCTGTTCGGCTCCAAGTCCTTCAGTGGTGGCAGGGGCTCGCAGTCCGCCATCTGCTCGATGGGAAGGTTGAGCGGTAGTCGGGTGGGCCGCTGCGCTGGCTGCGTTCCACACGCGGCCAAAGTCAGCAGGCAGCACGCAATCAGGCTTTGGATGCGCTTGCACATAGGCGTTGAACTCCTCTTGAACCTGCCGCTGGCTGGCCTGCGCACGTTTCGCTGTGGCGGCGGCATGGGTGATGGCCTTCTCAACGCGGGCCGCCATATCGGCCGTGGCGCCGGCCTCGGCCTTGGTGGCTTCCAGCTGCTCGCCGAGCGTGGTGCTGGTGACCTCGTAGCGGCCGTAGGCGGCGCCGAGATTGAAGATCAGCCAGGCGGCGAGCAGCGAGCAGCCGATGATCCAGAGAACGGCAAGGGCGGCCGCTGCGGCCGCCCAGGTGCGCGAGCTGGTGGCTGCGAGCGCGATCATCGAATGAACTCGCTATCCCGCTTGCCCAGCGGCATCGTGGTGATCACGCGTAGGAGCATGTTCACCACCGGCAGGGCCACGGCCGCCAGCGCGTAGAGATTGACCGGCAGAAGCTCGCGCAGAACGCCAAGCTGCTGCTCGACCGTCACCAGCAGCAGCACCAGTGCGTTGATCCACAGCGTGCGCGACTTCCACCAGGCTTTGCGGATCATGAGCGCGCTCCGCAGTTTCGCTTGTGGCGCGTCACGTTGCGGCGCTTGGCGCTGGCGCGTTGCTGCGCTCGCACGCCACCGCGGGACGCTGGGTGCTTGTTGTGGCCCCGCCCATGACGCTGGCGGCCGACGGGGGTGGTGTTGGGCGCGCCGGTGGGCGTCGCGGCCAGCAGCATCTGCGCGGCCACGTTGAGGATGGCCGTGATCAGCCAGGGTCGACGCATCATGGTTCTACTC